CTGCTATCTCTATCACGAGAAATATACTGTGATCCAGATGTCCCACCTAATGTCAAATTCTGCACTGGAACAGCCGTACCAATACCAACTTTGCCATTCGACAACACAGTAAACGTGCCACCCAAGACATCGAATGGTCCCTGAACAGCAGCAGAGCTGGTAAAGTGTCCATGCGCTGCCTGGATCTCACCGGAGGTCAAGGTAATAGAGTTTACTGATACTGTCCAAGCACCAGTCAAATCACGGGAACCGTCAACCAGCACATAGTTTGTATTGCCACCATCTAAGGCCAGGGTAGAAGTATCTATCCTGATCTGGTCTTGGATCGTGGTTATTGCTGCGGTGGAAGTGTCAAGATTGTTCAGTCTAATTGTCAATGCAGCAGTTGAGGTATCCAGATTATCAGCTCTAGTAGTCAATGCAGCAGTTGAGGTATCTAAATTATCTATTCTCGTAGTCAAAGTGGCAGTACTAGAATTCAGATTGTTTATGCTTGTTTCGGACGTGCTTCTGAATACATCGAAATCATCTAGTCTACTTTCTGTAGTAGATCGGAACACATCGAAATCATCTAGTCTAACCACAATAGCAGTTGTATCAACCGCAACAGCATCAAATTGAGTCGAGACATCGTACCCGTCTACAGTACCACTTACCGTAATATCACCCAAAACACTTAACTTTGCTGCAGTAGGGGCTACCCCAAATCCTATGTCACCAGAAGAACTCATGGAAAGCAAATCGCCTGTAAATGCTCCAGCAGAATCTAAACCGCCTATCTTGTAGAATCCCGCCTGAGTATAGACCTTATACCCACCATCTGTAGTATCAAACATAGACACTCCAGGATCGCCCGTCCCTGTGTCCTGAATGCCTATAGCTGCATTGCCCGAGTCTACCACCTCAAGCAAGTAGCCTGGAACAGTTGTTCCTATGCCGACATTCCCTGCAACATAGGCATCGCTACTAATCGTAACCGCATTAGTAAATGTGTTCAGACCGCTAAAGGTCTGGGTACCTGTAAGCAACGCATAGTCTAAATTAGCTAGAGTGGCCGTATCGATTCTAATTTGATCTTGAATGGCAGTTATATTTGCAGTTGAAGTGTCTAAGTTATCAGCTCTAGTGGTTAATGTGGCCGTGCTAGTATCAAGATTATCCACGCGAACTCCAAGAGTTGTCGTGGAAGTAGTGAGAGAAGCCGTTGCAATATGCAGAGTATCTACCTCAGATCTTAGAGTAGATGTATCAACCCGAATCTGATCTTGGATTGTCACAATAGCAGCCGTTGAGGTATCGAGATTGTTCAGTCTAACCGTAAGCGCAGTAGTTGAGGTGTCTAGGTTATCCACTCTATCTTCCGACGTGCTACGAAATACGTCAAAGTCATCTAGTCTATCTTCTGAGGTACTACGGAACACATCAAAGTCATCTAATCTAACTATAATTGCAGCAGTAGATGTATCGAGATTATCGACTCTCGTTTCGGACGTACTACGAAACACATCAAAGTCATCTAATCTAACTATAATTGCAGCAGTGGAGGTATCGAGATTATCTATACGTGTTGTTAGAGTGGCAGTGGACGTATCAAGATTATCCACTCTAGTTTCAGACGTGCTTCTGAACACATCAAAATCATCCAATCGAACCGTGATAGTAGCGGTGGAAGCGTCGAGGTTGTCGACTCTAGTTTCGGACGTACTACGAAACACATCAAAGTCGTCCAGTCGAACTGTAATAGCAGCCGTAGATGTATCCAAGTTATTCAGCCTAACCGTAAGTGCAGCCGTGCTAGTATCAAGATTATCAGCTCTAGTTCCAAGAGTAGTCGTTGATGTGGTCAATGAAGCCGTAGCAATATGCAGAGCGTTAACCTCAGATCTCAGAGTAGATGTATCAACTCGAATCTGATCTTGGATTGTAACAATAGCAGCCGTGGAGGTATCGAGATTGTTCAATCGAATCGTCAATGCAGCGGTAGATGTGTCTAGGTTATCGACACGAGTTGTTAGCGTTGCGGTAGAGCTGTCGAGGTTGTCTGTTCTAGTTGTTAATGTTGCAGTGCTAGCATCAAGATTATCCACACGAACTCCAAGAGTTGTCGTGGAAGTAGTGAGAGAAGCCGTTGCAATATGCAGAGCGTTAACCTCAGATCTTAGAGTAGATGTATCAACTCTGATCTGGTCTTGGATCGTGGTTATTGCAGCAGTTGATGTGTCTAGGTTATCGACACGAGTTGTAAGCGTCGCAGTCGAAGAGTCGAGATTGTCTAGTCGAACGGTGATCGTTGCGGTCGAAGCGCGGAGGAGATCTACTTCAGTTCTTAGAGTTCCAGTATCAATCCGAATCTGCAATTGAACAGCAGCTATAGCGCCTGTGGATGCATCTAGGTTATCTAGTCTAAACTGAGGCTCGTAACCCAATAAGGTCACGCTAGCAGGGTTCAGGACATAGGTAGCTGAACTGCCAGCAATTGTTCTGATAAATTGAACTGACAATACGTTCAAGCTTGAGATAGCTACCTTAGACGTACCATCAACGAAAGTATTCAGGATTGTTGTATCTCCAGAACTTGGAGAACTATTCAGAATCGAGCCATCACCGAATTTAATCAGATCGAAATATCCAGTTGAAAAGAATCTTAGAGACGTACCAACAGCATAAGAAGAACCTGAACTCGGAACGACATCACCAAAATTACTCGAATCATCCCCGTCATGTTTATGTGTATCCATAATGAAATAAACATCTTCAAAAACCTTGTTGATGAAAGGTTGATCCTTTATTCTATATGGCGGTTGTTCAGCATAAGCCGGACATAGAAATAAAAACAGTGCCATTAAAGTTAGGAATATTTTCATCGTCTACGCCTATTTTTGCCTCTTGTATAGGTATTTACTCCGATACCAAGACTATCAGCAATCATCCCAAGTAGTATATTTGCAGACTCTGGATCATCCCTTAATTCCAGAAAATTGCTAACTGGCATTGGAACAGCCAAATTTCTAAGCTCTCCCAAGAAAGTAATCTTCTCTCTGCTAAAATCTTGACCCTTCAATAAATCCCTAGCGACACTAGCAGCCGGAGACAATTTCCCTTCAAAGAAATTGTAGATTACATCAGTCTTATCCATAGTGCCAAAATCGCCAGTATTGAGTTCCTTAACCTTTCCAGTAGTCGAACTTTTGTAGTGTCCGTTAATCAGTCTAGCTGCCAACGTTATTATAGATGACATACCACCGCTAACGTCAAAGGTTGTATTCTTGTATCGAATCTTCCCAAAATCAGAGCTTCTGGGGTCCATCTCCACATGTAAGTCTTTCGGTGCAACAGCTTTCGCAATAGCCAGAATTGCAGCAGTTCCGGAGATTATCTTCATCAAATTAATGGCAGCTCGTTTCCTAGCAAATTTACTCATCTTGTCGGTAGGATGCATCAGAAGTGTATCGATATTGCTCTTCAAATTTCTAGGAGAGAAAAAGACATTATTGACTATTTTGCCAACAGGTTCAAGTTTTCCAAGATGCCCTCTACCCGTCAAAGAGTTAACCAATTTCCCGATACTTTCAAGCTGGAATTGATCCGTGGTATCAACTCCCGATTTTTCCGCTATATCAAGATATATGTCAAACACGTCCGCTCTTGTCTTTTGAAGGAACGCCGTGTAAGCATTCTCACTAGCTTTGAAGAATTTACCGGCAATAGGTATTTTTTCGGGTAAACTCGTAGGAAATGCCTCTTCGGTTTTACCTACATCCAATTTAGCCTGTTTCATCTTATCGTAAGTCGGTCGTGAAACTATATCGGCATTCAACTCGTCCATAACCTTCGCACCACCGAAGGTCCGATACATATCGACAAAACTCTTGCGGGCATTTTTCTGCCAGACACCTGGATGAGTAAACAGAGTTTTCCAACCTTGCCTCAAGAGCGCACTGTTATCCAGCGTAGACTTCATGGCCTTGGCATAACCGGCAGCATTAGAAAGCAATTCCAGGGGATCCTTTATGGCCTCAACGGCAGTCTTCTTTTTTGCAGCTAACTTCAAATCGTTTGTATAGTTGTGGAAAGCCACTACGGCTCTTCCGTAATCTAATCTATCCCCGCCTTGTTCCATCGCTGCTCTTTTTTCTGTCACGATCTTAGAGAGCTCAGCTATTTTGCCGGCTTCACCCATAGTCACTCCCATCTTTAGTTTTGTAGCTGCAAGATCTTCCAGGAAAGCATTCTTGTCGGTTTCAGTTAAAATCTCTGTCATTGTTTCAACTTTGGTTAACAAATCTCTCTTAGCAGCAGGCTTGATTCCAGTTATCTTCTTAGCCCAATTTATCATGCCTTGTTGCTGGTTCTTTAAGAGTAATTTGCTCTCGAATAGTGAGTTGACTTCGCGGGCGTTCATCTCGCCAAGAAAAGCAGCGAAGTAATTCCTTCGAGCTTCACTGCTCATACTAGACAGTTTCCCTGGCTCAATTTCGCCAGACTTGATTTTATTCAAAAATTCATCAGCTAGAGTTGACGGTAGACAATATTTCATTTAGCACCTCAACGAATTCACAAAGGAAATCCATGTCTCTCGCTTTGGTCGAACTCGCTTTATTTCAAATTCAATGTCTCGGACTGTATCTTTCTTTGCTTTTGCAAGATCTTTTTCACCTAGTCGCTTTAAGGCCATGTCTTCTCGGATCTTGGCAATATTTGCCATAGCGCCAGCAGGAGAGTTGGGATCACGTTCAGCTAAAGTTCGTATCCTCTGACCCATAGTTGTAGCCTCAGTCGCCAGACGTGAATTAATAGCTAAATCTCGTAATGTAGCTACGTCTCCTTCCTTGATAGCTCTACCTTCCACTGCAACAAACAAACTCTCTGGGATAACATTTGGAGGCGGTCTTTCTAGGCCCATAGCAATCCTTTTGGCTTGTTCATAATCCTGAGACATTATATCGTTGGCAGCAAGTGCCTGCTCTTTCATGTTGACTGTTTTGTATTCTGGTAAACCACCGAAACCTTCGGTAAGATTCTTTGAGATTGCCATTGCTTCAACATTCTCAGATAATCCCCTTGTTTCAACTTTGCCTGTTCCAGCTATTGGAGGCAATTTTATTGGTCTTGTGGGTTGTTTTTTTGGTTGGGATTGCGCCTTGTTCCAGATGTCGGTGAGTTGGGCATCATTTTCTGGAGTAAACACAACATTAATTGTTTTCTCACCTAAATCTATTTTTTGATAATACCTATTGTTCCCATCACGAATTACTATCTTTCCATTTTTAAATCTTACCGCAACAGGATCATTAGGGTGTTTTGATTCTATTTTTCCAATTGCTTTTATAATTTGTTCTCGACTAACAGGAGTTGATACCATATCTATTGGAATAGTTTTCTCTGCGTACACAAACTCCTCCGCACTCTTGTACTTGCGGGCTTCTTGGATTAAAGATTGTTCGGGGGTTACTGCTGGGGTTGGTTCAACGGCTGGCCGTCCAGGCTCAATGCCCAGTCCTGGCCCTTCGACGGGTACTGCCTCTCCAACTCTTGCTTCGAGGAGATTGGGGTCCTGTGTTTTGGTAGGTAAGGTTTTCCATTCATAATTTGTTCCCTCACTTTTATTATACTGGTCGATAAAGTTTTTGTCAAGGACGATTCTACTCTTCCCCGACTCTTTAGCCTTGAGGCTCATCAGGTCCGCTGCTTTCTCTCCTACACCGAAACCAGATGAGAAGGTTATTCCCTTATGTTCTACCCCTTCACGGTTCGTGACAGTCAATCTACTCGCTTCTTCCTGAAAGGCTTTGAATCGATCCATCACCTCATACGGGCTACTCTTCTCGCCTTTCGGGTTGATAACTAGAGCAAACTCATCACCACCAAGTCTAACAGGCGAAAATCCATGCTTTTTAGCTAAGATCATAGCACCTTTCATCAAAGAATCAGCACCCGTATGCCCCAAATCTGTGTTTAATTGCTTCAAATTGTCAATATCCATGTTGATTAATGGAGTTTCAATCAGTTTTTTTCCATCAATCTTGCGTTTCGCATCAAAAACAAACTGTTTCTGCCATATTCCAAGATCTTTTGTAATAAATCTATCAGATATTTCAGATTTAGCGTCCTGTAACTCTTGACTAGAAACCGCTTTCCCACCGGACTCCCTCTGGACTCTTTCGAGAGTTTTTAGAGATTTTGGAACCGGTACATCGAAATCGTTAAGAATGTCTGTTTTGTCGAATTGGGTTGGGGTTTCACGTGGAACAATCGGTGCTTTATCTGGAAGAGGGGCCTGCTTAGGGGCGGGGACAGGTTGTCCCTTTTCTGAACCAAACGAAGTCACTGCTTGCACTCCACCACCCATAGCAGCACCAACCAGAGTCCCGAAAACAGCAGCAGAATCTACGCCTTGATCTAACGGTTGTTTTGTAGCTGCATTTTGAGCTATTTGCTCCTGAACGGACTGTGGAAGTTCTTCAAGAATACCCTCTTCAAATGCACCATATATAACCATTTTGACAAGATTCTTCTGTGCTTTTGGAGCAGTATATCCAGCAGTTAACAAAACATCAATATCGGCAATACCCAGTTTCTTTGCAATCTTACCGCCAAGAGCGCCTAACATGCCAGTGGCAGCCCCAGAAACTCCAGCAATAGCAGATTGTCGCCCAGACAGACGGCCAGATGGTTCATCCTGTCGGACCTGTTCAGCTAGACTTCCTGCAGAAATAGCACCTTCACCAGCAGCAGCAGCAGCGACAGGAGTAATCTTTGAAGCAAGCTTTGGTAAAATTTTAGGAGCAAGTTTAAGCAGTCCTCGACCAGCAGCAGCAGCTCCTATCATGGATGGAGCAGACTCAGCAATAGCTTGAGTGATAACTGAAGGATTAGAAAGAACCGCGACAGCTTTATCTATTATTCCTTTTGACTTACCAACTCTCGTGGAAGCTTCTTTCTGTGCTGGAGAATAAATTTCATTAAGCATCTCTTTGGATCTTTTAGGATCAAACCCTGCAACATCCTTCAGGAATTTGCCCGCTCTTCCGCCTGTCGTAATATCAGCTAATCCTACGTATGACTCGGGGAGGCTAATGGCACCCTTAAGCAATGAAACCCCTACATCTTGAGCCCTCTCTGTGTAAGTGGCCGTAGTTTCGGGTTTAACAGATTGAGCAGCCTGAGGCGAAAGTAATTCCTCCGTGCTCAGTATCTCTTGACTGGATTTCTTTCCAAACAAATCTTCTGAAGAGATTATTCCATTATCTTCTTTTGAAAATAACTCTTCTGTTGAAATTATTTTATTTTTTGCCATTGATTGTTCCCGATATATTTATAGGTTCCCTTACCTGGAACTGTTTGAGTTTCTTCTTTGGTATATCCAAATTTGTCTTTCTCACTAGTACTTGCGTTACCTTTAAAAAGACCACCAACCCCTTTTGCTGCAGATCCAATCATCTTAACTCCCTGTGCTGCAGATCCGAGCATATCAGCGAACCAGCTAGACTCTTCTTCCTCTGGCATTTCTTTAGCTCTAAATCGATCAATCTGCTCTTGAGGATATCCAGCCTCTTCAAAAGCAGCAGCAACTTCTTCTCTCAGAGAATCCTCATCAACTCCACCCTTTGCCTTCAGATACTCTGTATAAGCTTTATTTGCTCTGCTATTCAAAGCTGTCTGATTCTTGTCTGTTTCGCTTTTATCAAACCCAGCTTTCTGTCTCTCAGTCTGTCCTTCCAATCTTTTGTCTTGTCTTTCCTGTTGACCAGTAGCAGAAATCCTAGTCCTAGCGACTGCAAGCGTTTGTTTTAGTTGTTCCTCAGGTTGCTTTGTGCCAACAACAAGATTTGCACTAGGATAAGCAGCAGCTAGCATTGGAGTAATTTCAGTCATCTTTGGTGTTGCCGGTTTCCCGAATCTAGGTTGATTAGCAGCGATTCCACTCGTTATAGGTTGCTGTTGCGGAGTTGTGCCGGCAGTAAGACCAGCAGCCCCAGGACCAGCAGAAGGCATCCTGAATGATCCAGACTCATTTATCTCATCAACGGCCTGTTGATATGATTGAGGCGTAAAAAGACTTGGATTGTTTTGTAAAAGATTATCGAGTCTATCGAATTGATCCTTTTTCTTGTCGTACTCAAACTTTCTACGCGCTGTTCTCATTCCTGTTGGCATATCTTTCTCCTTTTATTAAGACCAAATTGATGCAATGGATGCTATCCCACTTCCTCCACCAAAATCACTCACAGTAGGCAGAAGCAAATCAGGAAGTCTGTTTGTCATAGACTCCCAGAAACCAGGACCTTCAATTTGCTTCTGTTTTAGATCTAATTCCCTAGAACTCAATTCATTCTTGAATTTCAATTCAGCAGCAGATTTTTCTTTTGCCCAATCAATCTGCTGGGCTTGCAAGAATTTCCGAAGATCAAATTCTCCACCAGTCATACTCTCTTTACTCTCTATCTCAAGTCCAGTCAACATGGTCTGGAATAGATTATCAATAAGATTCTGTTTCTCTGTATTAGCTAACTGCATACCCTGTAACCGTCGATCAGCTTCAGCCGATGCCATTTGATACATCATTCCCTTCTCATCTTGCTGCAACTTAGCAAACGAAGGATAGGCTTGAGCTAACATCATCTCTTCAACGGGACCACGCTCGTATCTATCTTTATAAGCTTGTCGCACTTCTTTTTCTTTCTCTGCTTGTCTACCCAACTGAGACATAGCCAATTCGCTACGAGCTCCAGCTTTCTGTGCGAGTCCTTGTCCCTGAGCTCCTGCCATAGCAGCCGTGATAGGCTCAGAAATCCTACCTGCACCACTGATCCCGTACTCTTCGCCGGTCATCTTAATATCAGCTATAGATCGAGCTATTTCACGATCAATATCTTTTAGAGTCTGTTGCAAAATCCCAGATTCAGTCTGCTTAATAGCCTCTTCAGCCGTGCTAGGAGTCTGTAGCAATTTTAAGTAATCCTGGAATTGTCCCTCAGATTTTTCGCCTACACCCTTAGCAAGATCGGCATATTGCTGAGGTATTGCATTAGGATTAAGTCCTTCAGCATATTTGCGATATTCTTCTAAAGGTTGGTTTATTCCTGAATAATCAGTTTGACCACCTGAAAGGACACCTTTCAAAAGGTTCCCGTAGAATTCATCGGGGGAAGTCCTATCAAATGAACCGTCAGCAGGTCCTATATATTTAGGAGCAGCAGGAATTGTAGTTATTTGTTCTCCTCCAAGTCCAGGTCCACCATAAGCAGTCAATCCAGACATAAACGTTGGCTCTTCATTCCCTTTCCGCATACCAACAACATTCCCATTATTATCAAGTATATTTGTATAGGGACTTGAACCTGTCGTCTGAACTTGTCTCTGAACACTGCTTGGTAGAATCATAATTCCCTCCCTTTATTCCTGTGGTGCAGGATCACTCGTATAGTATAAATTCCCATTCAATAGTCGCCATGCATTGATACTAGATATAGACCACTTGAAACTTATGTATTTCCCCTGTTTCAACTTAGAAACACTGAATGGTAATTTGAAATTCTGGTATCCAGTCTTGGTATCCATCGCATAATCTGCCATAGATATAGCATTCCCATCCTCATTCACATAATATTCAGTCTCTAACGTTGCATCGCTATTGATCGTTGTCATGAACAATTCATCGAAAGTCGTATACGTATCAGCTCCAGATACTGGGAATGTTTTAGTCTTGTAATACGCATCAATCGCCGATCCATCATCATCTGTCCCGTATTCAAGCTGATAAATCCCATTTGAATCTCCGAAATAAAACGTACCAGAATAATTCACAATTCCATCGACATGGATTCCACTATATCTCTGCCATTGCCGATTCTTATCGTAAACCAAAACTTTGTTGTTTGAAGTCGAAAAAACTGCAACAGCTAACCAATATCGATTCTCAATGTAATCAGCAAAAGTCCGAATTGCACTACCTTCACTGAAATTAACCGTAATGCTATGAAGTATCACCGAATGAGTCGAGACTGAACCTTTATAAAAATCTGCTGAGACTGTGATATATTGACCCACTTCGATACTAGGAGTCTGTCCATCAACAACGGATTGGCTAGCTAGATAGGTAGAACTATCGTAAATATCTATACTGGAATCAGTATCAACAAACAATGTGTAATCTATCGATCCACCACTCAGAGTATCGTCAAGTCCAATTGTTCCCCATTCGTTGAATTTAGTATTCGCATCAAATGATCTTGTCGTAAATGTTGAATAGAATACCATCGTTGCAAAATAAACTTGAAATGTTCCATCGTAAGATCCTAGTGTATAATTCGATCCTCCTGTGGTAAAACTACTCGTATAGAGTAGGACACTCGACGAATAATCAACCGTAGCTAATTCAGGTGCGTAGAATTCTGCGTGAGGAATATAAGTTATAGTCGTTCCACCATTGCCATAATACCCTGTCGCAAAAGTAGCTCCACCGTGTGCAAAATAACTGGAACCGCCACCGCCTCCTCCTTGTCCGGTTGTATTACAACATCCACCACCTCCTCCCCCATAATAACCACCGCCACCACCTCCTTGAGAGGGAGATTCCCCTCCCACACCCAAAATACCACTTTTACCAGCGCTTTGTCCGCCAACTCCCCCAGAAGATTGAGTTCCACCTCCTCCACCACCATCGGGATAATTAGAAGCAAACCCTCCTTTTTCCCCATTAGGTGGCGTTCCAAATCCAGCAGCCCCACCCGTAGAAAGGAATCTTAAATCTGAACTTGGAGGCCAACAAGCATTTCCGTAACCACCACCCCCAGCAGCAACAAGAATACGATCTGTCCAAGTTGATCCATTTATCCTAATATCAGAAGATCCTCCACCACCTGAATTTGATCCGCCTACTCCCACGTAACCCACACTAGTGGAATCGCCTCCCCCATTCCAACCACCAGGAGCAAGGTGATCACTTACTGACTGACCAACCTCTCCAGCTCCACCCACAAATACCGACAATATATCTCCAGGAGTAACTGTCATAGTTGCGGTTACAAGTGCTCCTGATCCTGTCCTTAATGCATAAGATCCGACACCCCCAGAACCTCCAGCCAATTCTATAGTTATGCTACTTACACCTATTGGAACTACAAAAGGCTCAGACGAACCTGAGTAATCAAAATTTTGAGTGGTTATTGATGCTACATTCGTTATAGTCGTATGCATCACAAACCAATATGTATTCCCAGCTGCTAAACGCTTATCAGTCATAGTGGATTGACTGAAATAATAATCACTAGTGTATGTGGTCAAATTCCCATTACTGTTCGTATTAGATGAAATCTTAGTCGTCGAAGTATCAAACACAACCTCAGCCGGGCAAGTAGCCCCCGTATGAAGCGTTAACCAAGAATCATACCCTTCAACAACGTTACTCTTATACTGGAACCCCATAGTAACCTTATCTAACTGAAACGTGTCCGTAGCAATGAACATAACAGCGTAAGCACCAGTAGAAGATGAATCATAAGTCGAATACATGCTATCAGAAGTCCCACCACTTCTCGTCGCTCCAGTAGCAAGAAACACAGAAACCTGAGTCGTCGAACCAGAAAATAATCCGATATCACCAGGACTCGTAGTCGTATCAATCGCAACACCAAGCGTCCCAGAAGCCCAATCAGCAGCACTCGTCTGGACCCACTGCCGATTGTTCAAATCCCCCTGTTCAATCGTCTCCATATAGGTATCGATATTCTGACTGATAGGATAATACTTCTCACCATCAAATTCGTAAATAATCCGATCATTCCCAAACCACCGTAACATCCCATCACAATTCTTAATCGAATCGGGATAATTGCATCCAACCGTATCGCTATACTCCCGACTCTTGAAATTGCTCTTACGACTACCAAAAATAGCCCCAAATGAACGTTGCTTGTACCACATAAGCTTATCATCATAAGTAGCGTATAGACCCGTCAAAATGTCATCTAAGGCCCCTTGAATCTGCAGTCTGGATGGATCTGTATCAATAGAATCAGCAGCAAGAGTAAAATTGCTACCATCTAAATATTCTGAAACATAAATCGTTCGCTCATCACCAGAAATACCAGCCATCCATAACCGACCTTTATGCGTTACCAGGAATTTAGGCTTATAAGTCCCCACAACATAAACATCAGATGTATCCCAATATTTCAAACCATCAGTAGTGTTACAGAAATATAATTCATCTCCTAACCCTGTAACATAAGTCGTCACATCAGGATCAACAGTCGAAATCGTAATGGTAAACGATTCACTGCCAAGAGTAGCTTTCAAAACATTGCTAGACTGAGTAATGAAATACTTCGAGCCATTCGCAATATAGAAACTGAATAGATTCTTCGACGATTCAGTGGAAAACTGAATATACCCCGCACGAGGCTTCAAGCCCGATCCATCATCAGTCACTATATTCTCAGCGTCAGGAGTCTGATCCTTAAGAAATAATGCGTTATCATCAGTATTTAATCCACCAAATTCACTGATCCTCGCTACGGCTGAATATATAGCAACCGTAGTGAAAACAAAGAGTGAAGTTAAATACAGGAATTTTTTCATTATCTCGGTGCCACCTGTACACTATTGGAATAATTTACCATAGACCCTAACCTAGCTCGCATCACAACAATCTCATTGGTATAGAGCTGATAATAAGTCTGGAATTCCGTAAGCTTCGATTCAATCCGCTTAATCTGTGCCGAAACATGATAAACAATCGCTTGATGATAAGAAGTCAAATTGCTCTTAGAATCAAACGGGATATCAGTCGTTACCGATACAGAACTAACCGTACTGTAATATTGAATAGTTACAGTACCAGTCGTTAGAGTCGTTGCTATAGGAATGTAACTTATAGTGAGATTCTCAGAAGATGGACCAGCACCAACCTGAGAAATATAGTATTCCGATGGAGTACCAGTCTGAGTCTTCCACTCAACATTATCACTATAAAGCTTGCGAATAGAAGTTTCCTCTATCTCTATGATATTGCCTGAAGTATCTTTCAACTCAACTTTCTCTACGGCAATTAAATCACTCGGGAGATCGTAATAAGTAGTGTTGACAGAAAGAGCATAACTGGTAGTCTTCTCAGCTAACCAAGTCGCATTAACAATCTCTCGCTGTGCAGTATTGGCAAACGTAGCCAACACTGCGTCGCTATATCTATACCTGGAAGAATCAGCAGGATTATCATTAACATTAATTCTTACCTGATCACAAACCTCAGATAAAGTAAGAGAATAACCCGCTGAAACACAAACAAAAAGAAGGAGAATAGATAGGATATATTTTTTCATATATCCCACCTATTTCACATACTCTTCCCAAATATAAGCGCCTTCAGTCCCCAAATACCCACTATCATCCCAAACACCCCACAATTTACCCTGATAATTGGTTTCCCAAGTATCTTCATCACTTGTTAAACTAAACGATGATAAATGAATACCAACCGTAGTCCCATAGAAGTCATAGGCATCAGAAGCATTTATCTGCAATGCAGCGTGAGATGACATATTCACAATTATACGAGTACGCCACCGGTTAGTCGTCCCAAGGTTTGTGTTAAGAATAGCAGACGAAATATCAACCGACGTACTAGTCGATGGAGATACCATCCGTTCCCTGACACTAGACCCACCCTGAATACTCACTGGATCGACACTTCCCCGTCTATCTACACCAGCATTGCCAGCAGAGCCAGCAATACCAGTGCAAACAAAGAAAAGAGAAAATAATATTGAAATATAACCCATATTAAACCCCCTTGTTATGGTTGTGGAGTAAAGTATGTCTGGATATACCTCACATTGTAGTCATTGGTACCAGTTCCATCAGTTGCGAAGTTAATTGTGTTGTAAGTCGCATCTTCTACATAAGTAGTCGTAACGGCCCCAGCTTCATCAACATGGTAAATATCGCCAGTAGCTGCAATATCATTAGCAAGCCCAATATCATCATTCGTTCCGATGAAAATTGCAACAGTCGCATCAGGAGTCCCAAGACCAATTGTAATATTAGAAATGGTTATACTTGAGATAGAAGCCCAAGCAATATTTCCCAAACCAGCAGTAGCATTAGAAGTTGAAACTAAGGAAATATATTCATTAGTTGAAATTCCAACAGAATTAATTCCCTCAACATAACAAGTTCCAGTAACTGTCATCGTAGTTTGACCAGTTGATCCAGTCGCAACAGTAGCCAAAATAACAATATTCCTCGGAACAGGTGACTGAGTGAAATCCGAAGTAACATAGGTCGTTCCACCAGCAACTAACGTTGTGGTCGAAATGAATGCACCAGCAAAGATAATATCATGATCTTTAGCAGGTAGATCAACAAATGATTCAAGATGTCGAGCTACTCCACCAAGAGTAATCATTCCATTATCAGCAAGATACAATTTCAACCAATTAGCAGTCGGTGATCCTAATTCTCCAACTCTGGAATGATTCGTGATATGTCCGCCAGACGATACTCTATAAGCATAAGTAGAAATGTCCAAAGAATAGTTAGCGTCAATCGTAAGTCTGTCACTCTCAGTATCAGCATTTCCTGCAAAAGCAAAATTGCCTAGTAGGAATACAGATAGTGAAGCGAGTATTAATTTTTTCAACATCGATACACCTCCAAATATATTAGTCCGGTCGTATGTATTCAAGATTACCAGCATCAGGATCATCAGGCCGAAGTTGTCGACGGATGTTTTTCAGACGATGCGCCTTCTCTAAATACGCCTGAGAAAACTCAGTTTTTGCCATTTCATTAGCTGCTTTCCTGAAATCAGGATTAAGCGAACCATCTTCAAATTGCTTCAACCGAGTCATCTTTCGAGGTATCATCATCTTCTGGACTTGCTCTATCAAATTAGTCTCATCACGTTCAAGATCAGCTTTTTCAGCTTCACTCAAAGGTTCAGGTTGACTACCAGCTAGAACTCGTTCCATTTTTGTTATCTGTCGACTATTCCGACTTTTACCACCACTTTGAAGCTCTTGAGAAATACTCTTCTTCATCTCTCTTGAAAATTCAGGCGATTCACCAGCTTCATCTCTCTTAGATGTGTTGATGTCTCTCTGCATATTCATTCTTTCTTCAAGTGGTGCGATTCTCCGCATTGGTTTCCCTCTTGGATCGGCACTCATAAAGGCACTCCTTTATTCTTAATTTTAAAAAAATCGGCACTCAGAACTAAGGCACTCTATTTTTTCTATTTAGGCAACTTCAAACCCTAACAACCACTCCCAACCAATAGACCCATAACCATACAAAGACGACACCAAATATTTCGGTGTGCGTGCTTCAAAGTCACTAGCCTTCTCGAATGCAATTGGATCAACTTCATTCCAAACCTGGAATTGTTTCATCAATTCAGGATCAATCAAGCCCCAGTTGTTCGTATCATACATCCTAACATCAGTAACAGTCTGAAACTTCCCGTAATGAACGTTGAAGTCATTGTTGTCTGTATACGGACGCTGCTTAGACTTAACAACCTCTTCAAACGGATCTTCAAGATCAATCCCGCCAGCCAACATGCGAGGCATGATGTCTAAGGTATTGTCAAGATTGCTAACGAACTTACGCATATAAATGCGTGCAGCTGATAGCGAAACTCCGTTGAATGCAGTCGTCAACTTATTGCCCTGACTGGATCCACCAACATCAGAGGTATGCGCAGTATGAGACAACGCAAGCCCGTCCCGGGTCGTGTACGCACCGTTGAACATGTTGTTGAACCAATAGACCGCATCAGAAGCTATACGACGCTTCATACTCAGCCCTAACATCTCGGATGCTTGTTTCGCAACCCGAAGTTGATCAAACCTCATCCATCGATACTCAATCTTCAATCCAAGCAAATACTCTTTCGCCGTGATTGTGTTTTTGTACCCTTCCTTCCAATCCGCATACTGCAGATCTCCGGTATACTCTGGAACCGTATCCATATCACCAATCTCAAGATAAGTCTCAGTCTGTTTATTCGATTTTTCAACTTTATAGAAAAAGTCTCTCCTCGAATTAACTTGACGACCAAGCCCCAAATGAAATGAGCGCTTTGCAATCGGCTCTAGCGTATTTTGAAACGCTTTTAAACCTACAACTCTAGCCATTTATACCACCTCCTATTAGTCTACTGGATTCAAAACGCCATCATGTATCACAATATCAGCCTCAAACCTTACGTCCTTCAAAGAATTGAGACCAGTCAATGCAGCATGTTTCGTCGGATCCATTTGCTCAGTTATTCCAGCTCTACGAATACGTAGATCAATGATAGCCCCAGCAACTGCACCAGCAGCAGCCTGACTAGTCAATTTTCCATCAGCACTCAAACCAAGTAACTTATGAAACCTTGGCAAGATCTTGATGAAATATGAAGTCGTATCAAGATCAGTCGTGAACGCTGCTTTCAATGTACATGAACCAGAAGCAGAAGCAGTCATATAATTCGTCTGACCAGCTCCCGTCCCCGAAACAACGTAAATGAACGAACCATCAATGTCGTCTTCCAATGAAGTAACTGTCATGGTCGTACTATTCACCGCTTGTGTACAGACAATCGCATTTGCAGCAGTTAGATCGAACTCGATCTTAATGATCGGAGGACAATTAATCAACTCAACCGGTGCCGTAACAAACTTAGTTCCAGCCATCAACGTATCGCCAACCTCAGAGTAATCATGAAGATTCTCCAGGATTCCGAAAGAATCGGCAATCGCACTCGTACCACTAGCAGTAACTAACATCCCATTATCCGTGCCGGCAGACGCGCCTATCTTCAGCAACGAATCGCCAGAAATATCCGCACCAGCTCCGTAAATAGGAAGGTCGTAATGCCTTCTTTGTACCTTACTTACTCTCATTTTTTATACCTCCTTTTTGTCTACTTTCTTGACGGCATTGGGTTTTTAGATCCAATATCGTAATTGATTGTCACGAGGGCCTGTCCGTATCCCTCGGCATCCAAATTAGCCGTATTAATTACGAATTCATTCAACTTTGCACCTTTTTCACTAGCAACAAAATCCGCTACACCCTTCTCAATCTTCTTAGATAAAAGAATGGGATTGCGTTCAGTCCTATGTGAAACAACCTGAATCACTTTCTGCATATACTCACCTCCTTTTTCTCTTCCAGCCAGTAGCCGGAATTTTATTATCATCTGGGAATTTCGCCGGCTTGCTACTAGCCCAGTTTAAACTCCCACAAAATCTACAACCACTCCTAGCAGAATGATCAATCGGATATTCATATACATCAAAAGTAGTCGGGCCAACCTCTTTCGCATATACCACAAGACCATCACCACTACTCGAAAGTGAAGTCCTCCTGATATCATTAAAAGTTCCACACTGCTTACACTTAACAAAGTTCGTCATACCAATACGCCGACCCTTCTTACTAGGAAAGGCCTCTTTAAATCCATGTGCATCGTATCGGCGTTTACTCATTTTATTTCATCTTATGTATCGGTGTAGTTTTATACATAGAATATTCCTTCTCAGAAATACCCGCTTCTCGCGCCATTAAACGCTCATCATTAGATAATCCAGATGATGTCTTGTGCGTCTTCTCAATTCCTGAACGACGACTAGAAGTAACTATCCGCTTGTTCCTGTCCTGACTCCTAGTAGCCTTCTTAGTGTTCTTCATACTTAAACCACGCGCGTAATGATACGCCGTCTCTAAAGTCTCAGGTTTCGATCTTTCTGCAGCCGGTCTAGTCGACAAAAACTGCTCCATACCTTCCCGATGTTTAGAAGCATCCGCAAATTCTGGATTCTTAGAGAATTTATCAATCGCTGATACCTTGTTGATATCACCTAACTGAGATTCGACAAATTGCCGGATCTGATTGATCGTGTGCTTCTGCATAGTCTCAATGAACTCAACTTGCTTAAACTCCATCCCAGATCGTTCTTCAATCTGCTGCTTCTCTTCATCTGAATACTTGTACGGTTGCGACGGTTGAGGCTTGTTCGCCTGTTCAATAGTTTCCTTGAGTGTCGCCATCTCCTTCTTGATATCAGAAAGTTCAACGTCCCTTTGGTCTATCTCGGCTTCTCCATCTTCGCTAGATTCTTTTTCATCCTCGACATAGCCTTCTTCATCCTCTTTATCTTTTGACTCTTCGTCAAGATCGGTCCCGTCTTCCGGCTTAGGTTCAGCGTCGACATCTTCCGGATTGGTCGCATCCTCAATCCCTGGTTCATTGATGTCCTCCTCCTGATCGTCAAATTTCATACTCGATTGGTCATTTTTTTCCATTATATTTACACTCCTTTTCGTAACGTTTTTCGTAGGCTCTTACTGAACTCATACGATGAGAGTCCTATAAGTTAAATCTTTACAGTCCTTACACTTAGACTCAATACCTATCTTCTTTGTAGGTTTATCGTCATCCGTCAAATTTTCTACCGTTATCTTTAACAATAATCGGGGAGAATGCCGAGTAGGATCACAGATATTGCACCTTATTTCAACCCATTCATTTGTGTTTATCTTTGTAGTCACGTATCTGCTCCTTAACCTTGATTAACTCATTCTCAAAGTTTGATTTCTCAGCTACACAATTCCGTATCGCCATTACTTCAATGATCTTCTTGCGTTCAGATAAAAGAATATCAATATCTCTAGCAGAATATCTCTGAAAATTAAACAACTTATCTTCAATCTCATTGAACTTATCCGACTCTTTCAACTCCAACTTCTTCCACAACACACAATCTAAATCTTTTTCAACATCATTAATATTGCTAATCTCTATCATTAAAGATTTACGACGATCCTCTAACTCTTCTAATCTCTTAACACTACCTTTACTTCTTCGCATTTTTCCCTCCTAGGGATTCTTTCATTTCAGCTAAAGCTTTTACCTTAGCAGCCGAATTCTGTACTTTCTTGGTCTTGAGCGTATCAGCATCACTCGCTGCCTTAGCCCTAGCAACAGCATTATCTAACCGAGGATTACCCTGCTCACCTTGCTTACCACCCTGACCACCACCCTGTTTAGCCCCCTCAGCTCGCATTGCCATAGCTTGCTTCTGCTCGAACATCTGCAAATCCTGTTCAGTCGGCAATACCTTCGACAATCCAAACAAATTAGCCCGCGATGTAACCTTACGCAATAACTCTACACGCTTCTTAGCATCCATCGCAATAGTAGGCTCAGTTAAATACATCTGACGAGCAAACATCCAACGCTTCAACTCATCATCAGAATTCGTTACCACATTAGTAGCCCGCATCTTTAACATTATCCCCGATCGCAATACACGCTTAGGGATGCTGTTATGCTCAACCCGACCACTAGCGTCAATACTGTTATATGATATCTGTGCCGGACCAAACTGATACAAATGCGACAGTATAATAGAACTCACCTGGTCAACACCAAACCGCAACTCCTCTAGAACATTCTGCATACGCAGATTCCCTTGCTCTATCAGCATCTGGGTCTTGTTCCCGGGAGCATTCGGATCTTCCGGCATTGCACGCCCGGAAAAAGTATAGATGTCAAACCCAACTATCAAAGATCCTAACTTCATTAAATTGTTCTCCTCAGCTAACGACTGACCATAGTCAACAGGCTGAATCTTGAACTGCTCAAAATCTTCAGGATTCTCTAACCAAAAAGTCACACCAGGTCGGAACTTGTTCTCATCAGCTCCCAAATCAAAATCTTTCTTGATACCCTTCCGCGCCTTAAATGAAGGAATATTCGTTATGTCCATCGACATTGTACGTGAATTATGACGGTGATCTATCTCCTCGTTCACATACTCCAGTTCACCTATGATAGATCTGCCGTCTAGTTGTCCAGGGCGTTTCTCGCGTCGGAAGAATGCAAAGTAATCTACCCCATAAGGATACTCCATCATTGACATCAATTTCCTATTCTCAAATGAGAATGTCAATAAATACTTCTCTTCAACTCCGTCGTCATCTAAATCGAAATAATCTACAATATCAAAAAACTCAAATTTATCCTTGGAACCCTCGTCACCTATCCCTAGATTCTCATCTCTCGATTTACCATAATCTGACTGATCATCGTAGTTCCTACCCTTAATCAACTTATCAACTTCCTCGCTATACCATAACTTCTCATTACCACGTCGCTTGACTTCGCCTTTCCGCAAATAATACCTGTCTCCATATCCCCTGCAATCTTCACGACTGATACTCTTAGCATTCGCTGGGAACGTTACAAGATCTATTCGCTCAACTAAATATGCTTTGGGACCTATATACATTGGCTTATCATACTCAACTAAAATTTCGACGGGTGAATCAGGAGATGCTTCAGTCTCAATCTTTTCCATTAACTCACGTAACTCGTCTTCTCCTAGCCCTGACTCTTCCAAGTTCCCGCCGAACTCTTCCATTAACTGTTCAGAATTTTCGAGATATACAACCTCTTTAACTCTCTCATAATCTTCTGCATAGGGTATCTTAAGTACCGATAACATATCCCTAGCAGCACAATAAAAAGCATCACGCATACCCTCTTTAATGTTCCAGTCCAAATCCACTTTGGTGTTAACCATCTGCTCAATCTTGTCAATCCACATATCATTAACATCAGAATCCGAAGTCGACATCCCATACCATATCTCACGCTGACTCAAAATCGATCTCGTCGTGATAGTGTGATAAATCTTCATACAAATACCAATCAAATCTATATGAATGCTTGGACTACCCTCATAAGGCCATGAACTCTCCTCAACTACACCTTCAAGGATATCACTCCAATCCTCAAGCGTCTTGTGCAATTCAGCTGAATCAGATTTCCAATCTTCAATCTCTTTCATCATGTGCTTAGTCACACGTTTTCGCTCATCTTTACTTAAATTGAGCAATTCACCTAGATTGTTCTGGTATTCATCAGAATAAGCAGTAGCACTCTTGCCTTTAGCCTGTTTCTTCTTGGTCTTAACCTCTTCGATTGATACGTTTTTCATACGCCCTCTCAAATATCGTCGTCTTCGTCTGAATTATTATCATAAGCATTTGACATACCAGGCTGTTTACTCATATCCTTCTGGAACTTCTGCCCCTCGTCTATCTCAGCTTTGATTTCCATAGCCTTGATACCTACATTGTCATTATCACTTTCACCAACTTTACCAGTAATAGTCAACGTTACACTATCACCTGAAGATAGATCCACTAGTTCAGGAAAGTTCATTTTACTTATTTGAATCAATTCCTCGTCAATGAATTCCTCGTCCATAAACTCCCTCCCTCAATGCACAACTTTTAGATCCGGTACTACCTTCCGCAATCCCGGGGTTATACCAGGCTGCAAAATATTGCTGTTATTAGCCTCACGCTCTTTCGCTCGGTTCATCGCAACAAACCGCACCATCTCATCCGTACGCTCTTGCATAAATCCCTTCAAGATCGCTGTTCCTAACTCACGATTCGGCACTAACGGTTTGATGTTAACCTTCAACTGAATCGAGTGTACATCCTCCATCGGCGTATCAACTTTAACCTCGACACCGTCCCGATCCAAATATACTATAGAAAACAACCTGACATCATCTGTACTCATGGCACTACCTCCTGTTATTTCTAGTCTAATGACTCATCACTACTATATCTTTATCTACCGGTATAACCAAATATGCATCATGCTCGTGTACCATTGCATACCTCTTACCCTCAAAATCTATCCGCTCCGGTCCACAGAACTGATTGAAGAATATCCGCTTACCAACTGATAAATCCTCGTCAGTAACTCCCGGGCCTATCCCCATAACAACTCCAGTAAAATACTGCTCTTTAGTCGCATCTTTCGCCCTCAAGATCGTTGTACCCTTATGCTCGTCGGCATTCTCCCATCTGACTAATATCCTAGTCTCTAATGGCAGTAAATCTATCTCATTGTCACCATAGTAGACACCTAAGATATCCTCTTGTTTCATAATGATAAACTTCGTACCGTCAATCTTGACCTCGCTCCCAGCATACTTGCAATAGAGTATCTTATCTTCTTTCTCGACTTCCATGACAATTTCTTTCGTTCCTGGACCCGTAGCACACACAAATCCTTTCTGGCCACTCTCCTGGGATTGCTGAGGTAGTAAGATCCCACCTATCTCAGTCTCTTCTATCGGCTTGACTATTACCACTTCACATCGGCACTTTATATCTGCAACTGCTTCTACCATAGCGCTCTGTCTCCTCTGTTAGATTATGCTACTCGTCGTTTCCTAAATCTTGATCCGAAACTGTGCTCGTGTTGCCCACCCGTTACCATTATTGGAGAGTCTATAGCATCCTTACTACGATACGTCTCGTCTAACGTAAAGAACTTGAGCAAATATAACCCTATCATCCTTGTTATGACACAGTCTAGCCACCCAGTCGATGTTAGCTTACCTGCATCATTAAACACGGCTTCATACATCTCGTCTATAGCAGTTAGAGAATTCTCTTTGTACACCATACCGTCAATAGCATTGCGTAGTGAGGTTAACGATAGTAGCTTCGTCCGCTCGTCTGTAGGAAACCCCAAGTTGCCTTGCTTATCAGGCCAGATATCTTTATCACGGAAGACATGAGGATAGCCTTGCCCCTTGATAGCCTCTAAGGTAGCAGCTCCCATGTTGTTGGACTCTGGAGCTAGCAAAGCCCACTTGTAGTATTCTCCAAGCGTCGCTAGCTTGCGTCCGAACGCTCCCGGGTCACATCGTAGTCTTATCTCTGCTACGACCTCCCAGCTCGAGCGGTCCCACACACATCCAACAGACCAGCAGCGATTAGCAGCCTTTAGAGGATCTAACCCGTTCTCATCTCTCACGCCACCCGCAATATCAGCAGTGATCATGTATCGTCTACCTTCTCTCGGTGGCTTCCAAATGGTTAGCTCGCCCTTATCGGATGCTGAAAAATTGATCTCTCGCTCGTCGTCTACGAGCTCTCCCCGAAAGATTATGTCACTTACCATAGCCTCCATCTGTTTAAGTATTTTAGAATTGAATACAGGTCTACCAGAAGTTAGGAAGGCCTCGCTGATAGTCTCGGGAAACTCCTGAGCTATCATTGTCTTATCACTAAATCCTAGTCTGATCTTTTCAAACTCCTCTGGACTATAAAAGTCCTTCCACCCGAAAAATCTAGGCCTCCCCGATATCTCCCCATTAGTCGCCTGAATCCAGCGTCGCCTCATATGATTGAACCCGTTGGCGGTCGTCTCTATAACCTTGATACCAGACCCTACATGTATCATAGACCGCGAAGCTTCTATGATCTCGTTAGCGGTCACGATGGTTGTATCGGGATAATGAGCAGCTTCAGATAACAATAATCCATACACGGTCCCACCGCGTTCCCCTGTACGACTCGTAGCAGTCCCGCAATAGAAAGAAGCTTTGTTCTCTTTTAACACCATCTCGCTACCTTCCGTATGGACATCAAAGTAAACCCCAAATAGTTTATCATTCCATAGCTTGGTATTCTTAAATAGAGGCGATAACAAAAATCCGCGCATACGCCGGAAGTGTTGCTTGGTCGCATCTATCTTATAGGATATCTCTAAGAAACGCCTGGGTTCCTTATATAGGAGCATAACAGACGCAAAAACAGCTAGCCACATAGAGGTAAAGCCCATCTTGCGGGCCTTGACATCGATCTCGTCGACATCGTTAAACCACCACTCGCTACCGTAGTCATTGACGAGCTCATCATAATATTTGTTCTGGGGTTTGCGAAAGTGGAAGGGAACCATCTTGCCTGAGACGGGATCATCTATCAGCATTGTGTCTTGGATAAAATCTCTTATTCTGTCACCAGGTTTAGAGAGTTTTTTCTTCATTTGCGCTTGTCCCTCATCTTGTCTAGCTCTTGCGCTATGTCGTTGGATATGCTGATATCTTGCTTATCTTTCCAGTCATCACGGAACCTGTTTTTTATGTTCAAATGCCAGCCCTGGTAATTAAACTTTGAATTTTCAAGGTTTTTATGACCTTTAGTTTCCCACCAACCTTGAGAATAGCCCAATCCCTTCTGTATGGCTAAGTAAAATTCAGGCTTCCTAGGGTCCTTTTGCCACATCAATAATGTATCACGGTCAATATCCAATTCAAGCGCAACACTAGCCAAAGAGGAGCCATCTTTCATTAGCTCAACGACTTTATCACATATTTTGGGATCATATAAGGTAGGCCGACCAGCTGGCATAAAAAATCCTCGCTTAACAAGAATCTACTACAAGTTGAAACTGCTATCTATTATAGCAGATATATTTGATAATGTCAATAGGATAGTGATTTTAGCAGAAATGGTGGCCCGCCTAGGAGAATTTAGCCAGGTCTTGTTGCGCTCCCCATCAGGGGACAAGAGGTTCGGCGAGCCAACCATAGTATAGCACAAACCCATAGAATCCCTAAACATTGTAAAGACATTTACACGGTCCCTGGCCATTGTAAAGACGTTTACACGAGTTACTAATTATGCACTAATTCTCCTCCTGTTTTTGACCCCCCAAAAAATACGTTTCATTGATTTATCATATCGAAAGTTTTTTTAATGGGTCTAATAATATTAATATTGCCCCCCCTCTACTCTCCCCATTAGATGCCCTACAATGGTATTTCGCGCTTACGTTTATTTACATGCATAGATAGGCTATTCTTCACTAATTACATATTATTAATATATATTAAATATATATTATATACTATACTATAACAAACAACCTTCTTTCGACATGATTAATCAATACGAACATCATACCAGCACCATTCTTTGATACATTACATTTTTGTAAGCATTAACTTTTAGAGGGAGAATAATATGGACATAATTAGTAAGATGGTACAATTTAAACGACTACAATCATTTAAAAAAATAATCGTATTGATTAGTGATGTTACATATTATCAATATTATTCTCCATCAGCACAGTCCCCACCGCACCCAACCAGAGCCCGGGGTGTGCAATGATTTGGGGCTTGCACTTAAAGGCTTGCTGTTGCGTTATTGAGGCATGTGGAGCTGATTGGGAGTGTTGGTGTCATGAGCCACTAGGGACGGCCTGGAACGGATGCTGGGGCACTCTTGTGTGTGCGCTAGGATTGTGGTAGAATCAATGTATCGTTAAGGTATCCCAAGGGCTATTTCTTTTTTCTAGTAGCCTTCACAGTGCGAGTGCCTTTGGTCCTTGACGATACTCTGTGAGGGCTACTTTTATTTTAGGGAGGTATTATATGGAACCCTGTCCCACATGTAGCGACGCTAAGTTAAATTCAATCTGTCTTGCTTTGAAGAGAATACAAATAATGATGAGCGAAGTTATACATGAATTAGATAGGGATGTTTACGGTTCAGATAATGTCCTTGATGCATTTCGAGATAAAAAGAAAAAGGTCATTTTCCGAAAATTGCAAGAGCGTGAAGTCTGGACGCATTCGGATTTAACTAGACACACAAATATGCCTGGTGGTTATTTAAAAAAGATTATACATTCTTTAATTGCATCAAATATTGTGGAATCAAAATTGATGAAAGTTAATGGCAGTAGAAGATTCTCTGTATGCTACAAGCTGAAAGATAATTGATTTTGATACAATATTATATGTGGCGCGAATGATTGGCAATTGGTTTACGGAAAACAGGAGGCCTGAGCGATGGGATTGAATGAAACAGACGAAGAGGAAATGACCAATGACTAATCGATTCGCTGATGTGCCATTAGAAGTCTTACACCACAGTCCAGACGCTATCTATGAGGTCTATTTCCTATGTGGTGGACGCTATAGTTTTGATGAGTTCTACAGGATTTTGGATGTTAAAGAAATGTGGCGATGAGCATAGAAATTTATTCCCACCGACGATAAATCTACAAATAAATCTATCAAAAAGAAATATTGATTTAGGGGTTGACAAGATCCATAAACTATGCTAAAGTTATGGTGTAGTCAAATTTTGCTTGGGGGCCTCATGAAAACAAAACACATCTGCAGCACAACCACAATCAGTCACTTTAGTATATTTTTATATCGCATTATCGAAATCGCTAATGGCGAGCGCAAATCTTTCCCACGCATTGTCCCGTACAAGTATGCACAAGCAATAAAAGTTTGCTTAATGATTTTAATTTAAGGGGGTATGAAAATGGAAACAAAAAAAATAATTATAGAGCAAATCGAAAGCGGACGCTTTAATATCCATTGCACCGCGAGTACTACTCACGACAGGATCATTGAGGTACCGGTAGGAGGATATGCCGTTGTCATATCTGCATACTACGGGGACCAGTACACTGCTCATGATACCGCAGAGTTGGCAATTGATGCTGCAAAAAATCTCAAAGAAAAATATGGAGAAATCAGTTACGTTATCATGGACGACAATGGACGACAAATGCAGATCGAACAGGGGTACTATGAGGACAAATTGGAATCGTTGGACGACTACTTTTTGGGGGTGACGAGATGATAACCGAAAACATAACACAATTAAACTTCTTTAACGATCCTGGGCATGGATGGTTAGAAGTAGGTATAAAGGAACTTGAGAGCTTAGGAATTGCGGACAAGGTGTCTAGTTATTCTTACATGAAGAATGGGAGAGCATATCTTGAGGAAGACTGCAACGCATCTTTATTGGTTAGAACATTAGGGTTTCGGCCTCTATATAATGATGTATATGCCGACAATCAATCAAAAGTCAGAAACTATCAAACTTACGACTATCAAGCATATCTAAAAGAGAAAAAGTATAAAAAGGACTTGGCTACTTTAAAGAGACACGCCAAGCATGAAGCCTATACGTCCTGTGGGCTTGTGAAAGTTCGGGGAGCGTTAGGGGGTGTTTACTATGAATAAGATTAACAATAATAATGAGATAAAGGGGGTGGCGGTATGAAACTATACAAAACAACAGAAACAAAAAGCACAGACTCATATCCATATGGGTATAAAAAGACAACGGCCTATTTCTCACTTGAGTTTAAACGAGGCAAGGGTTTCCGGTCAGTTTTCCAGACCATTAACCCTAAAACTGGAAAGCTCAATAAACCAAAGAAGGGAACATATAGCCACATAAAATTATTAGGGATAGATGAGAATGAACACTATAAATTCGCTAGCCATGCATTCTATAATGGAGACAAGGTCAATGATCTCTGTAAATTCTTGAATGAGAATTATGATCTGTTTACACCTGAACAAATAGAATATATTGCAATGTACTTTCTTGCATATCTAAGGGCAACAGCCAAATCAATGGTCATTTACTGCAAGGCGAATACAGATAAAACATTAGAAGTAATGGATAGAACAGTAAAAACAACCATTGATGGTATTAAAACTCACAGTAACTTCTGGGGATTGATTGACTATCCACATCAAGAGCTTGAGGCATTGAAAGACCCTACTTACAATCCGTTTAGAGCTGTAGCAGCATAACTTAATGATTTTGACTACCCCGGGTTGTCACAGTCCCGGGGCCTACCCCTCTCCGGTGCGATACCCTCCGCCGGGGAGGCAGGATTTGAGAGAGGAGAGATATCAAGTATGAAAAATATACTATTGATGATCGTGATTGGAGTTAGTGAGATATGTATAGGATTGGTATTAGCGATGTGCTGGGCGGTGCGAGGATGATTAGACCGACAATAAAAGCATTGATCGTCTTGGAGGTATTATTGATAGTGTTATATATGTGGATGAGGATAAGATAACGAAGAACTAAAGGAGGCGTGAGATGAGTAAAATAATATTAAAAATAACGTTACATGACGGAGAAGGCAAAGAACTTGATTATTCGTATATTACAAATAAAGAATTTAAGGAAAAACCACACTTAAAAAGCGTAGTTGAATGGATACAAGATGTTTGCAAGGAAATGATAAGGAGGCGGGCGGGTGAGTGATACAGACAGGAAGTTTAGACGTTGCGAAACATGTAAAAAGTATCATTGGAGTAATTTAAAATGTTGTCCAATATTTTATTTTAAACATAAAGATTACGGAGATGA